CGATCAAGTAGAAAATGATTTGTCTTTAGTAGAATGTGCGCTTACTATGGAAGATAAGCTAGGTAAAAAAGATGGCTCACCTTTGCGGAATGCGTTGCGTGAGTATCTCAAGAGTTATAACGGTATCACAGAGTCTAGGGAAAGAGTCACAGTCTAATGGCCACAAGTCCAAATTCCGGGTTTTCATCTTTACACTACGGCGGTTCAATGAGTCCGGCGGGGCGGTTTGGTCGGAAGCCCGCTAAAGGAAATACGTTTCGTAGTTTGAAACGGTTTGAAGATATAGCCCGGTTGGAAAATGCTGGTTTTGGACATGGTGCTATTGCAGCGATGCTTTGTATTTCACCTAATAGGCTTACACATATAAAGAATTCTGCGGATTATTCTATCGCTCGACTCAAAATCACACATGGTATTATACTAGAGCAAGACAAAACTCTTGCTATGATTAAAGAACAGCGTCGTGAGATGCTGACTCAGCTTCTTCCACCGGCGCTCCAAATCTTGGCGAATGAACTCCAACGTCCAGCCACAACTCTCCAAGAGCGGAAGCATCAAACTGCGCTGTCTCTGGAATTGATGGATCGTGAAGGAACCTTCGCCAAAGTATCTAGGACTGAAGTCAAGCCAGTAGATTCATTTGACTTTGAAACTAAAGATGCTGAGTCTCGTAGTATCATCCAAGCTATCCGCGCCGTGGCTGCACCGGCGTCGAGTTCTATGCACTCGAAGTTAGCACAAGACGCGAATGCAGAGTTTTCAAACTCGCACACTCTGAGTGCTGTAGATCAGCAAAAAGCACTTGATACTTTGGAGCAGGTTGTGCTTTCTTCTGCCGAAGGTGCTGAGTTGCTGGAATTGATTCCTACAGATGGGACAGTGAACTAGCATGAGAGACGTATTCAGCCCAATTTTCGGTCCTCGGTGTTTTGAGTGGATGTACTGGGCTGAGTGTATGACAACTGACATACCATAACCGTAGTATAAGGAGCAGTGCAATGGCAAGTTTCAAATCAATTCTCGATGATATTGGACATGGTTTCAAGGTGTTCTTCGGAGTTGCAACCAAGGCGGCAGAGGTGGCTGAACCAGTAATAGCGATTGCTTTCCCAGGTATTTCTGGTCTTTATGATGCCACAGTGAATGAAGTTGTCAATGCAGAAAACGCTGCGCTTGCTGCCGGCGCACAGTCTGGCACTGGCGCACAGAAACTTTCTATGGTTGTAGCGGCTATTCTGCCTACTTTCCAGACCTATGCGGCTCAGAATAACATGCCGACACCCACAATCGCAACTGTTACTGCTTGGGTCAATGCGGCTGTAGCTTCGTTGAATGCTATTCCAGCACCGATTACAGTTATCCCGACAACCTCCGCCGCTACAGCAGCCTCTACCAGTAATATTCTTTAAGGAGATTAAAGAATGGCTTTACAGAATCAGACCTTCACCGCCTTTACTCCAGCAATGTACGGAACTTTTATCGATAAGATTAAGTCGACTACTGGAGTAGTAATTGATGGGAACTCAGGAACAGTAGAACATGGTTCCTTTACATTCACTTACTTGTATGATGCTGCGAATGAGACTCTTCAGATTCAATGTTTGAAAAAGCCTCTGTTCATTCCCGCATCGACTATCACAAACGGCATCGCCGAAGAAGTAGAAGAACTTCGGATGGTTCCGGTTCCTACTGTAGCCTAGAAGGTTTCATTGAGCCAACGTGAGCTAGACCAAGCGGTGCGAGATGTACTCCGGTCTCTTGAAGTAGGAGAGACCGGAGATACTTTCGTGCCGCGGTCTACTGTATTAGGTTATAATCTTATTCCTACCGATGTGGCAAAAGATTCTGTAGCTAAGAAACAAATCTACAGAGCAAATTCTTTAATGGACTTATACTATTTTTCTACCATAGTAATGGGCAAGAACAGATTTTCTAAGAATCCTGATAAAGCTGCGAACTTACACTATCAAATGTGCTTGACCGTTATGAAAGATGGACTCAAAGAAGGAATCGAGATTCCACGTGACCACTTCAAATCCACAGTCTACAGCGAGTGCTTTCCGATTTGGAGAGCGTTACCTTTTGGTCACAGGGAAGAAGACTTCTTTACAAACATTGGATACTCTGATCTCTTCGTGGAGTGGATGCGTCGAACCCACTCACAAGACATTCGGATTCTACTGGTATCTGAAACCATCAAGAACGCTATTAAACTTGGTATTAGAATCTCAAACCATTATGAGAATAATGGGTTCTTCAGGCACTTATTTCCAGAGATAATGCCGACTGAGAAAGAGACGTGGACGAATGAATCCCTACATCAGAGGCGCACACCGACAGGCCGTGGACAGGGCGAAGGCACGTTTGATTTTATTGGAGTTGGAGCAGCCTTACAATCACGGCATTATAATGTTGTTGTACAAGATGATCTTGTGGGCAGAGAAGCTCGGAAATCGTCTATTGTCATGGCTGATACTATTGATTATCACCAGATTCTGGTCGGCGCTACAGACAGCGACCCCAATAATCCAGGCAGAGACTTTGATGAAATCGTAGTAGGTAACAGGTGGTCACACGATGATCTTAACTCACACATACGTCAGGAAGAACCTTATTTTAACTGGACTACTCATTCAGCTCTCGGTGGCTGCTGTTCTCTGCATCCTTTCGGCGAGCCAATCTTTCCAGAGGCTTTTACACGTGAGAAACTTCTCCGTTGGAAGCGGCGTCTTGGCAGCTATCATTTTAGTTGTCAATTCCTTAATTATCCTATTGATCCTAGCAAAGCCAAGTTTAACATGGCAGACTTTCGTTACTTCAATTTTGAGAGAGTCACAGGAGCATTAGCTATTCCGAAGGAATCTCAGAGTATTAACAGGCTCTTTGAGATTTCTATGCCGCAGCAATATAGAATTACAATTCGTCATCACGTTGCTGCTGGAGATGTAGAAAAAGATGTGTTCCCACGTAATCTTGATCGGTATATGATTGTTGACCCTAATCATGGTGGCTCACACATGGGTCAAGAAGTCGGGAAAGATGGTCGATGCCGTCATGCTATAGTAGTTACTGGAGTCACAAAGGAACCACGTAGAGTGTATTTGTTAGACCAGTGGGCTAAGGCAGTTCCTATTGATCAGTTTGTAGAGCGGCTCTTTTTTTATGCTGTCAAGTGGAAACTCCGCGTCGTATATGTAGAAGCTGTTGCGGCGCAGAAATACCTGCTCTATCATCTGAACTACTTCGTAGAAGAACACAAACACTCTCGTCCTGAACTTGCTGGAATTCAATTTCTGCCTCTTAAAACTCCACAAAACGCTAATGCCAAGGCAGAGCGTATTGAGAATTTCATTCCCATAGTAGAGCGTCATGAGCTATGGTTAGATTCTAACAACTGTACCGAAATTAAAGAAGAGGCAGAACAGTATGGCCAACGAAAAGGGCTAATTGATCTTCTTGACGTGCTGAGCTACGGGCCTCAGATTTGGAAGTTTGACACAGTGTCTAAAGAGAAGATTGATGGATTTATGTCGAAGCAGATGGCACAATACCGGCGCCGGGTAGCTTCAGCAGCCGCTTAGGGAGAGTGTATGGATTGGGCAGCTTGGGGACCAACGATTGTCAGTATAATCACTTGTTTTTTCTTTGCTGGCGTGTTATATTCAAATCAAAATAACCATGATAAGCATTTAACAGAGCATGATCTTCAACTTGATGAGCACACAAGGGATTTAACAGACCATGCTGTAAAACTGGGAAAACTTGAAGCCTGGAAAGAGGGTTACGCAGCAGCAAAATCTGCATACGATTATGGTAAGATAAAAGCTCATGTGAGGGTATAAAATGTTACAACGATGGATTGCAGCTCTTAATACGATAAGTTCTCCCATCCTAGCTGTGCTTGTTATGGTAATTGGTTGCACTTTTGCTGTAGTATGCAAGCAGTTTGGAATTGACGGAAATCTTGCAGCCGGTATTATTGGGGCAGGAATTGGTCTATTAACTGGTCAGGTTATCTCCTCAAGTCGTTCACAACAAGGTGGAGATAAAGAAGCTACGATGCAGCAGAACACGGGAACTCCTGCTGGATTAGCAGCTACAGTACCACAAGGACGCTAAAATGCCATATCAACCACCTACTGAAGTAACGCCGAGGCTCATAGGACCGGATAATTATAAGGATATTTGTGACTTTATCAAGGACAAAGTTGCACATTTGGATCGGCGTCTTCAGACATTTCGTACTGAAAAACTTCCTGAGTATGTCCGTCTCTATAAGGCCCGCCCGAAGAATAAGGAAGCTGATTGGCCGTGGCCCGGCGCGGCCAATCTGGTTATACCGATTATTGGTACGTCGTGCGATGAATTGCTGGCACGTGTGGTAGCTGGAAAGTGGATGTATGATCCTCTGTGGGCGGCCACAATGAGTGGAGATTTGCCTACTAAAGATGGAGAAGAGCTAAAGCAAGTAATTCAAGATTTCCTCATGGACATGGCTTATGATCCAGAAGAACTTGATCTCTATAGAGTAGAACAGTCGGCTGACCATAGTGCGATTAAGTATGGCACAGGAGTTATTTATACTCCTTATGAATTTGAGGAGCAGGTCGAACGGCAATATGTTGGCGGTGGAGAAACAGAAAGTTCGCCTGTAGAGTCGAAAGAAAATGTATTCACTAAGCGCGATGGTCCTCATCCTGAGTTGTTGCCACTTAATCGTTTTATCTTTGATCCCTCAGTGCCGAAGTTAGAAAATATGAAGCTCTTTGGTCATATCGATGCTTTGGATATGTGGGCGTTGCAAGACCTAAAGTCTAAGAGTCCTTACTACAAACAAGAAGATATAGACTATCTTCTAAATCAACCTGATGCAGTCCAAGAAACGGAGATGGAGCGTGAGATCAACGAACAGTTTTCTATCGACGGAAGCGGTGTGGATTCTGGCGCTGCTCGCTGGTATATTTATAATCTGCATTTTACGTTCCTGCTCAGTGGAAAAACCTACGCATTTCAGGCCAAGTATCACAAGCGTTCAGAGCGTATTCTTTGGATAGCGTTTAATAACTATCCAAAGAATATGTTGCCATATCAGGATATGAAACTGGCTTATGATGATGAGTCGTATCTTGGCACAGGGTTCGCTGAGATGATTCATATGGTACAAAAGGAAGTCTCGAATAATAACAACTGGCGTACAAACAATAGAAACTATGCTATGTTGGGATTGTGGAGGATCGATCCTGAGTGCAAACTGGGTAGTATTTTAGATATATTTCCTGGAGCTGGAATACCCGCTAGAAAAGATGAGATTGAGTGGTTAAAGCCTGGAACAGATTTGGGATATAGCGATAGTCCTGACCAGTTTCATATGTCCATAGCCAAAGAACGTACTGGTGTTGATCCTGCTACTGGTGGTACAGGTGGTGGGATTATGAATCCGAAACGTGGGATATACTCTGCGGCTGGCACATCAATGGTGATGATGCAGCAGAATAACAGGAATAATCTTCGGACTGGAGATTTAAGATCAGCTCATGTGAAACTTGGGTTGAAGTTCCTGACTATGTATTCACATTTTGGTATCGGCTCGAAACTTGCTAAGTATGGCACCCGCGCCGAGAGTTTGAAAAAGGCTCTTGATGCTTACAAGGCTGGTACGCTAGGTCTTCGACTTAGACCAGCCTCGGCTTCGATGAATAAGGAGCTAGACAGACAGAATGATATCTTGCTGTCTGATCGTCTTGACAGAATCTATCAGAGCCAAGCACAGGTTATTCAGGCGCTTGCTACTCCTGGTATAGCTCCTGATCTTCATCAGTATTATATGGACATGCTTCTTGCAACAAGGGCAACAGGAATAGCTTTGTTGCGTGCATTTAACAAAGATAATATAGACACAGTGTTACCATCTGTGGATAAGATTATCGAAAACGCAATGCAGCAGGTAGAGCAGGCTGCTAAAGCAGGAGCGGGGAATGGAAATCAAAACGGTAGCAGACCTAATTCCGTATCGTCCGTCCCTTCAGGAGCTATGGCTCAAGGAGGAGTTCCAGCCAGTACTAATACTTTTGGCTAGGCTTAGACAGGAGGCTATTTCTAAGATTGAGAATATGCCACCTAATTTAGAGGCCAGCACAGCTAAGGCTGGAGCGTCAATTATTAGTACAGAGTTGAGATTTACCGGGCTTTTACTAAATCTTCCAACTCGACTCAAGGAATTGGAAGAGCAGATTAAGCAGAAGGAACAGTCAGTACTAAAGATGAAGCACTCGCAGGAAGGGGGTAACGTCTGATGGCAAAGATGTGGTGGCAAAAAGCTGGAGATAGTGAAGAGAAAACTGAGATTCCAGAAGACCTCAAGAAACAACTTGAAGCTGGAGTTAAGGCATCAGAGGAACTTCCTAAGTTGACTGCGCTGCTTCAAGGTTTAGCAGATACTCAGGCTGCTGATGTTGCTGCTAGGAAAAAAGAAAAGGATGATGCCGCTGCGGCGAGTAGTAGAGCAGCATCAGAAGCTAAGAATGGTACTCTGGAGGAGCAGATTGAAGCTCTTATGCTAGAGGGCCGGACTAAGGATGCGATAGCACTTGCTACTCAGCCAACAAATAATGCCTTACTGACTATCCGAGCAGACCAGATCAAACGGGAAGTTTTTGAAGATAAGCCTGAGGAGTTTAAGTATTATCATGGAGACATCAAGAAAGAAGTAGATGCGCTTCTTAATGCTCAACCGCTTGCCTTTAG